CGACACAAAGCCGATAATGATGACCGCTGAGCCAAAGAGACCCAGCCACAACTCAAGCACTATTTAGCCTTACGAATTAAGCCAATCACGGTAACAATCAGAACAATTGCCCCCACCACGCCCATGATGAGCGGCCCAAGCGCAATCACCGTATCTTTACTGGTGCCCAGTGTTTTGGTGACTTCCGTGACCAAACCCGCATCAGCAGCCGCGAGTGCTTGGTTAGCAAATGCGGAAAACAGCAAGAAAACCCCGAGTGAAAGCGTGCTTTTAAAGGTATTAAGTTTGTTTTTCAGTGAGCTAAACATGTAGCTTCTCCTTTACCGTGGATAAAATGAGACTAGCAACCGCGCCAATCCCAAAGGATGTAAAGAACAGAACGAGAACGGCCTTGACCACCGCGAAATAGAGCGCCTCGTTCCAGACATAATGGGTTAAGTCCATCAAGATTTAATGGGTTGAGGTTTATCCAATGGCTTGCCGCCCGGCACGTTGTCAAACAAGGAACACACCACTTGATAATCAATCACGAGGTTGCGTGATGGGTCTTCTGGGTCTGGCTCATTGTCAAACGTGACAAGAACCGGAAAGGCGGTCTGTTCGAGTTTTCTGGTCATCGCGTCACTGGATACAAATTTCACTTCCTGATGCTGCAAGCCAAACGTCAAACATTGGCCTTTATCGTTTTTCCACTGGCGAATCGGCTTACCAACAAAAAGTACTGGGATAAGGTAAGGAGCACCAGTCTTACTCACCCCTTCAGAATGAGAGGCAC